AATTAGGCACAGAACCTAATCCTGATGAAATTCCAGTAGTTTTTGATGATTTTTCTTTAGAAGTTCAAGAAGCTTTTGAAATATACAATCTATTAAAAGATGAATGGGATGGTTTTAATGGTTTATATTTAGGAAAAAATTTAGTTGGCATCACAGAAATATTTAATATTTCTGGCACAGAATCTGAATATAGATATATTATGGTGCTATTAATCAAAATGATTGATAGAATCCGCATACAAGAAACAAACGCAAAAAAAGAAAAACCCGCTAAGTAAAAACTTTTGCGGGTTTTTTTACATCCTAAAATTTTTGGGTTGACACCACAATGGTTTTGTGTTAAAATGGGTATACTAAATATTAAAGGCTTGGAGCTACCATGGCTGGTAATACAATTAATTTACAATTAAAATTAAACTCTAATATAAAAGATGAAACTAGGGATGCCAGAGCGTTTCATAACGAGATAAAGGCAGCTGCAGCGGCATCTCAAAATATTGAGTATGGCCGTGCTCGTGGTGCTATGGGAAGCACTGGAGCTAGTGCTCGTGATTTTGCTAATCAAGCTCAAGGCTTAGGCGGACTAGTTCGTATATATGCAACTGTAGCTGCTAATAGTTTTGCAGCAATAAGTGCTTTTAATGCACTAAAACAAGCTGCTGATACTACTACACTTAAACAAGGTTTAGATCAACTAGGAGCAGCTAGTGGTATTGCTCTAGGAGCACTAGCAGATGGATTTGTTAAAGCCACAGATGGAGCTATTAGTTTTCGTGAAGCTGCACAAGCTGCAGCAAAAGCTACTAGTGCGGGACTAAGTTCGCGGCAATTTTTACAAATTGGTGATGTAGCTAAAAAAGCCTCACAAGCACTAGGTATTGACTTAAATGATGCGGTAAATAGACTAACTCGTGGTATTACAAAATTAGAGCCTGAATTACTAGATGAATTAGGTATTTATACTAAAATTGGTCCTGCTGTAGAAGAATATGCTCGTAAAATAGGTAAAGCAGAAGCTAGTTTAACAGATTTTGAACGTCGCCAAGCCTTTGCAATTGCAGTCCTAGATGAAGGAAATAAAAAGTTTGGAGAAATTGATATACCAGCTAATCCTTATCAACAACTAGAAGCTAGTATACGAAATCTAACACAAGCTGGGCTTGAACTAGTAAATAAATTCTTATTACCTATTGCAGATGTATTTGCAAAAAGCTCTACACTACTTACAGTTGCGCTGGGGGCTATTGCTATAAAACTTACGCAAATGGCAATACCAGCACTTACTAGCTGGAGAAGTGAATTATTAGAAAGTGCAAAGGTAGCAAAAGACAAGTCTCAACAAATTAATGAAGCATTTGGAGAACGATTTGTTGATCGTATTAATGCTAGTTTTAAAGTACCAGAACTAAAACAAAATTTAACTAATGTAGAACAGCAATATCAAAAAAGCCGCGAACAGCTATTAAATATAGATAAAGACTACGCTGAAAAACGCAGATCTGCAGTATATAAAGCTGCTCGTGATCCTGGTGCTTTAGGCTCCATGAATGATGCTGCCCTAAGCAAATTGTCTGGCCAAGTACAAAAAGAAATTACTGCACAAAATAAATTAGGTACTGATGCTGCAAAACTACAAGTAATAGCCTTACAAGAATACAAACAAGCAATCTTACAGGTATTACAAGCAAGAAAATCTCTTACTATAGCAGAAGCAGGTGCACTAAAACAAGCTGAAGCCGGCCCAAAAACTTTTGCAGAATGGCAGCGTGAGCAAATTTCTAGAAAGGCAGGTGCTCGTGCAGAACGCTTGGGTATACTTGCTGCAATCGGTGAAAATGTAGAAGTGCTAGGGTTTACCGAAGCGCTTAAAAAAATGAACGAAGAAATTAAAAAATCCAGAGACATGAATGGTTTGGATAAATTAAGAACTCGTATACAAGGCACATTTACAGCCGGAATAACTGCTGTTAGCATATTTTTAAGATCAATTGGTACAATTGGTCAAGTAATAGCAGCAGCAGCAGCAGCTTTTGCAGCTTTTGACAGCTATATGAGTAGAAATACAAAGCAAGTTCAACTTTTCAATGAAGAAATTGAGAAGAATACTAAAGTTGTAGAAAATTCTCAACGAATGCTAAAGCTATATGTTGGTAGTATTACTACAGATAGTTTATCAGCAGTAAGTACTTCTCTAGGAGAACTAATAGACGGGGTAGATGCACTAACTAAAAAATTACAAGATACTCTAACTAACCAAGGTTGGTGGGATAGTTTAAAACAAAGCGTTCTAGGGTTTTTTGGAGAAGGAGTACAAGCTGATTTTGCTACGCAGATTGCTAACAACTGGACTCAACAAATTGCAAGTATTCCAGAAAGTGAAGCTAAAGAAGCGGTTAAAGAAAAATTACGAAGTATTTTAAATATAACTGATTTAACTAGTGAAAATATTCGACGAGCAGTTGCAGGCTCAAAAAGTCCTACACAAATAGTTACTAGTGGGCAAGGAGAAATAGGCTCTGCAGCCGCTGAAGTACGTCGTGCAGGTGGTGCAGCAAATGCAACTCGTGAATCTATAAATAACTTAACAAAAGCCAGTCAAGAACTACAAAATACTTTTGCAGATACTAGTCCCCTAACCAAATTTGCAGATGCTTTAATAAAATCTTCTTTTGATATACTAGAAAGTTTAAAAGATATGCGTAGTGGCATAGCTGCGTTTAAAGAAATTTTAGCTAAACCTGCAGCTTTTGCTATGCTTGAAATGGGCGATATAAAACAGTTCCAAGATATTGTAAAAGCACAAGAAAATTTACTAAAAGCAGAAAGAGAAAGAGCTACTCTTCAAAATGACTTATCAGTATTGCAGCCCCAAATTACAACTGGATTAGCGGCTACTCGCGGAACATTTTTTGGAAGACAACAATTACAGCAAGCAGAACTACTGCCGGGTCAAAGAAACATAAAAGCTGTAAGTAGGCTTATACTTAAACGTGAAGATATTGAAGAACGTATACGTGAACTAGATACTAAAATTTCTGAAGCTGCTGATAAGGGTACAGCTACCGCATTTGAAGCAATTAGAAAAGTATTTGTTGATAATATAATAAAAGGTTTTGATCTACTAAATAAAGCCACGGAAATAGCAAAACGACAAGGAGTTATCCAAGTAGGTCAAGCAATTATTTCGGGTATTAGCGGACCAGGTTCAGCAGCAGTAGCTTCTAGTTTAAAACAAAAAGAACTTGACTTACAGCTTCAACAAATTAATACTATGAGCAATTTAGCAGATCAACTATTGCTAAATACCTTAGCAGTTGAGCGTGCTACTGCAGCCAGACAAGCAGAAGAATTAGGAAGAACAGCAAATAATTTTGGTTTTGAAGTAACTGGTCAAAATGCTTCAGAATATTTAGCAGCTAAAAGATTAGCTAGTGATTTGGGCAGAGTTAGTCAAATAGTTGCTGGTGGTGGAAGAATCACTGGCGAACAAGCGACAACTATGGAGCCTGGTGCTGGAAAGTTTGCTTTACAACGAGCTACTAGACAGTCTGGAGAAGATATTGCCAGACAAGGTATACTAACACAAAAAGAAATTGATAGACTTAATTTAATAGTTGCCTTAGAAAATGAACGTAGAGCTGTCCAAAAAGATACAGAAAGATTAACAGCACAAAGAGTTGATAATGCTCAAAAAATTATAGGACTACAAAATTATAGTATTACCCTACTTGCAGAAGAGCAGCTTAAAGCCCAACAACAAATTGAACGTCAACGTCAATTTGAAACTCAAAAACAAGCTTTTAATGATGTAAATTTTGAAATAACTAAAGATATAAAAAGAGAAGAAAATTTAAGAGGTAAAAATTTAATAGAAGAAGCAAATATTGTTAAAGCAATAATACAATATAAAAAAGAACAGCTAAAAGAACTAGGAAGACAACAAGGTATAGAACGTAATATATTATTTATTCAAGATGCTCAACAACAAATTGCCGCAAAAAGTGCTTTAGAAACGTTTCGTAGAACAAGTGCAGCCGAAAGCAGGTCTAGAGTTTTATCAAGTGTAGAAAATGAACTACAAACAGAACAACAATTATTAGATATAGCTAATGAACGCGGAAGATTAACTCCAGATCAATATGCACAATCTAAAAAGTCACTTGACTTAAAAATATTAGATTTAAATACCACGCGACAACAAGAGCAAGTTCAAAATAAATTAGTAGACGCCGAAACAAAATTAAATGATGAAATTAGTAAAGCTGTACTAGCAGCCACGGAACAAAACCCAATTACTCCTGAACAATTAGCGCTATGGGCAGAAAGAAGATCAGTAATTGAACAAACAGCTAATGATGAACTATTAGCAGATAAAAAAATTGCAGAATCAAAAAGACTTCTTATAACTCTACAATATGATTTAACTGATCGACAAAAAGCCTATACTGATATATTTAAAAATAGTTTTAATAGTTTAGCAGATGCAATGGTAAATTGGATGCAAACCGGTAAATTGGCAGGTAAAGAGCTATTTAATAGTTTGATTGCTGACCTAACTCGTTATGAACTTAAACTACAAATGATGGAAGTGTATAAAGCAGCAAGACCTGGACTTCTTAGTTTGCTTACCCCTAGTTTTAATAATCAACCAGGGGTTCCTACAACTACACCCGATTTTGAAGGAGCAGGATTTTTTCTTAATCAAGCTAAAGGTGGAGCTTTTGATTTGGGTATTAAAACGTATGCCAAAGGCGGCATGTTTACTAACTCAATAGTAAATCAACCTACACTATTTAAATTTGCACGTGGAACAGGCCTAATGGGCGAAGCAGGGCCAGAGGCCATAATGCCCCTAAAGCGTGATAGTCAAGGTAATCTAGGAGTTAGTGGCGGTGGTCAAAAAACTGAAGTAGTTATCAACAATTATAGCAATCAACCAGCAACCACACAAGAAACCACAGATAGTCGTGGTAATAGAAAAATAGAAGTAGTAATTGGTGAAATGACTGCTGGCGAGTTTCAAAGAAGCGGCAGCACTTCACAAAGAGCTATGAGAAGTACTTTTGGGCTTGCGCCTCAGCTAATTAGGAGATAAATATGGCATATACCTATACTTGGCCGGCTTGGTTACCGCAAGTTCCACAAAAAGGCTTTACCGAAACTGGTGGCGTAAATATTATTAGAACTCCAACCGACGCTGGTCCTGCTAAACAGCGTCGCAGGGGTAAAAGGCCTAGTACACTAAATCTTACTTTTATAATGACTACTGCTCAAACTACTCAACTTGAAAGTTTTGTAGATTATACTATTAACGGTACAGCTCGTTTTGGATATCTACACCCTAGAACTAATCAAATTATAGAAGCCCGAATAGTACCTACTCAAGATGGTCAGTTATACACTTATACCTATCTTGCTCCAGGCTACTGGACAGTTGCACTAACTTTTGAAGTATTGCCATGAGTAGATTAACAACAATGAGTGCAGGTGCTTTACAAGCAGTATTTGCACAAGAAACAGAAAATGATTTAATATTGTTAGTTACTATATACGATCCACTAAATCCAACACAAGTAGTTTTGCGAATTTGTGATGGATTTACAGGACGCATATCAGAAACTGCAGATGAAGTAACTTACGGTGTTCCTAGTAGGGGGTTTAATTATACGTTCTTACCCGTGGATATTACCCTACCAGACGAAGCTGAAAATTCAGCACCACAATGTTCTATTACATTTTATGATGTAACACAGTATGTAATGCCAATTGCTCGTAGTATTAGTGGCAGACCGAAGGTTAAATTAGAACTAGTATTAACTTCTACCCCTGACGTAGTAGAGGCTAGTTTTACCGGATTTTATATTACTAGTTTTACTTATAATGCAGATAGAGTTACTGCAACTTTATCTATGGTAAACTATGAACTAGAACCCTTTCCACAATACTCATTTACACCAGTATATTTTCCAGGATTATTCTAATGTGGGCAAATAAATACATAGGCATACCTTTTAAAAGCAATGGGCGAGACTGGCACGGCGTAGATTGCTGGGGACTGGCACGCCTAGTGTATAAGGAAGAATTTGGTATTGAACTACCTAGTTTTACTGAACAGTATTACATAACTGATACACCCAGAATTGAAGAGCTAATAAATCAGTACAAAGAAGGTTGGGTACCTGTACAGGAACCAAAATGCGGTGACTTAATCTTATTTAGAATTTTTGGAAGTGCTAGTCATGTAGGTATACTAGTAGATGAAGGCTGATTTATACATAGCCGACATGGCTATGATGTAGCTATTGCTGAGTTAAATAGTACTCGCTGGCAACACAGAGTATTAGGGTACTTTAGATATGATTCAAATATTGCAGAAAAATTAAATGAACTACCCCCTGTACTAGAAACTAAAGTATTAACCGTTAGTGTTAATACACTAGATGAAGCATATGCCGATTTATCTAAACAGTTTGATATTGCCAATACCAATTCTGTTGTTTTATTATTAAATAATCATATAATACCAAAAGAATATTGGCCAATTACAAAATTACAGCCAAACGATATAGTTAGTTATAGACAAGTTGCCGGGGATGACGGTATGGTTCGTATGGCATTAGTTTTTGCCGTAGTTATAGCAGCACCATACCTAGCAAATTTTGCTGCAGGTGGTAGTATTGGTATTGCTGCAGGTGCTTCAGGTGCAGCAATTACTGGGGCAACTGCAGCTTTAGCTACAGCTGCAGTAAGTACTGTAGGTATGTTATTAGTAAATGCTATATTTCCTGTAAGACCACCCGCTGGTCCACAGGACCCAGGATCTACAGAAGCTCAACTAATGATAAATGGAGTAGCAAATAGAGCAACACCATATGAAGCTATACCCGTTGTCTTAGGCACTGTAAGAATTACTCCTCCATTAGCTGCTGAGAATTATATTACTTATCCTGAAGAGCGTAATTCTTATTTAACCACCGCAGTAGTGTGGGGATTTGGTCCACTTCAAATTACTAATCAAAAAATTGGCGATGTTGATATTAATAATTATATTATACAACAAGGAGCCACTTTAAATGGTTATGATGATACTTTTGCAGGAATAGCTTTATTTAATAGTATTTATGCAAGAGATGTTGAGCAAGATACAGTAAATGTTTTATTAGTATGTGACGGCCCCGCAGAGCCTACAGTAACTGGCGGTGAAATTATAGGGTATCACCAACAGGACTTTTATGATACAGAAACTGGAAATTTTTGGAGTTATAATGACTATGAACGTCCTATACTAAGCCCAACTACTACAGTATTTGGAACACCTGGTCCTTGGGTTTCTGCAAGTTCTACTCAAACTGCTACAGAACTTACCCTTGCTTTTCATATGCCACAAGGTATGAGAAAGATTTTAACCACTAATGGAACTACGTCTAGCCATTCAGTGTATATAGAAACACAGTATAAGCACGATCCAAACAGTAATGTATGGATTCCTTGGGAAAAATTTACAATATCAGGTGATAAAAAAGATGCTTATACAATTACTAGAACCAAAACTTTTTCTACATCGCAATTAATTCAAGTACAAGTACGTAGAATAAGTGGAGATAATGTTGATGACGATCCAAATTATCGTTACATGCATGATGTAGTATTTTTAAGCGCAACTTATACTAGTAATAGATTTCCAATGAAACTCCCCAAGGATTGCACTTTAGCTAAAAGTGCATACAGTATAAAAGCGGAAGGACAGCTAAGCAATCAATTAGAAGGTATAAATGCACTAGTATCTAGTAGATGCAAACCTCTTGGTACATTAGATGGTAATGGCAATATAACAATTAATTCAACTCCAGGTACAACCTTTACCGAAGTAACCAATAATCCTGCTAGTTTATTTTTTCATGTATTAACTCACCCTGCAAATCCTCAAAGAATACTAGATACCGAAATTGCTGAAAAAATAAATATACCACAATTACAATATTGGTATAATTATTGTAATACTTCGCGAACAATAACTTATACTAGACCAAATTCAACACAAGTAACTAAAACTTATAAGTATACATATAATGCTGTAGTAGGTAACCAGCGAAGTATACTAGACGTTTTACGCGATATTTGTGCAGCAGGCAGAGCTAGTCCGGCACTAATTGACGGTAAGTGGACAGTTGTAATAGATGAACCTAAAACTACTATTGTTCAACATTTTACTACACATAATAGTTGGGGATTCGAAGGTGTACGTGGGCTGGCAAAAGAACCAGATGGATTAAAAGTAAGTTTTTATGATGAAGAACAAAATTATCAACAAGTAGAAACAATTGTTTATAATAGCGACAAAACCGAACAAAATGCAGAACTTTTTGAAAGTATTACATTACCTGGTATAACCAATGAAGCCATAGTAGTAGATCATGCTAAATGGCACTTTGCACAAGCTAAACTACGCAGAGAAGTTTATAGTTTAAATGCAGATTTAGAATACTTAGTATGTAACAGAGGGGATAGAGTAAAAGTTACTCATGATGTGCCTGCTTGGGGCTTAGCTTCAGGCAGAGTAAAAAACTTTTATATTACAAATACTAGTTATACTCTTGTAGAATTAACAGAAAACGTACCCATAAGTAATGGCAAAATATATACAATTAGATTTAGAGGAAAAACAGGACAAAGTACAACATCTCAAGTAAAAACTACTTTTGTATTTACAGGTTTTACCAGACAAAATAATGTATTAACTATAAACTTAAGCCCTACTATAACTGGTGGAACAATACCTTTTGATGAAACAAATATTATTAGTATTAGTTCTCAAAACTATCCAGCCATTGCAGCTACTAATATACCTGTAACCATTAATAGAACAAATAATACTATTAGTTATCCAAATGTAGGAATTGATGAAACAGTTACTAATGCTATAGGAATCATAACTCTACAATCCGGAATGTATAGATTTGTACATTTGTTAAATCCTATAAGTACTGAGACCCCCGGAATGCCTGGCATAAGAAATTCAACATTGCTAGACTACGATAATTTATTTATGTTTGGTGAACTAAATAAAGAAAGTCAAGATTTACTTGTAATTAGTATAGAGCCTAGCACAAATAAAACTGCTAAACTTACCCTAATGGACTACGGAGTTACAGATTCTTATAATATTTTTACAGACTACAAAAATTTAACCTCTAGTATTATATTTGAAACTCAAATAACCTTACCTCCAGCAAGATTAATAAATAGTTTTACCAATAATCAAACTCCTATAGTAACTCAAATTTATAGCGATGAACGAGCAGTAGATATAATATCTCCTGGAGTTAATAAGTATAATATAAAAATATCTTATGCAACAGTTGATGATATTCCGGTAACTACAAAATTTGTTCAGTGTGAATATAAATACGCAACAGTTGCAGATATAGATAATAGTAATACTAAAGTAATTAATTCTGAATTTACTTCTGGAACTATTACTATAAGCGATGTAATAGCTGGAGAAAGTTATAAATATAGATTAAGATATTTAACTAGTGATACTATAGTAGGGCCTTGGACCGCTTGGGCTACTCATCAAGTAGCTGGTTTAACAATAAACCGTGCTTTAGTTTCTAGTATATCAGTAAAACGCTTGGGCAAAGTCCTTAGAGTAACTACTGTAGTAGGAATTTTACCAAATGATTTTAAATACTTTAAAATTAAAATATTTAAAAATACTGGAACTGGAGACTTTTGGTCTACTACGGATGCTAGTATAATAACTCTAAATACTTCTGCAACCTATGTTGATGTAAATCTACTGGATTTTGCAAGTCCAAGAATTAGTGCTTCAGGAATTAAATATAGAATTGCATGCAGAATGGTCGATGCCGCAGGAAATGAAAGTTTGGTAAGCGCATTAACTGATATTACATTAACAACAATATCACCTTAGGTGTATACATGTCAGCACAATTATTTTCAGCAGTTAAAGGACTACAGCTAGTTGTAAGCTCTCCTGTAGATAGCGACGGCAGTCCACGCGACGACCTAATAGGCATTAAAGTATGGTATAGTATAACAAATGCTAATTTTGATCCAACTATACCAGGCCAAGCCACTTTAGCATATAGTGGCGATGGTCTTAATGTGTTTATTCCTGATCTTACACCAAGTATTACATACTATGTAAAATATGCACTAATATCCTTTTTAGATACTGATAACTATGCTATTTCTAATGCGTTAACTGGTACTCCTACAATAGGTCCAGCTACAGTTGCATTAACTACGACTGCTCAAGCATTTGCTTATGCTAGTGATGGAACTACTCCTACACCAGCTAATGCTACTATAACCGCTACAGCACAAAATACTACTGGAACAGTATATTTTGAGTTTATACTAGCAGGAACTACAGTACAAAATACTACTAGTAATACTTATACATATTCTCCACAAGCTAATTACGGTTCAATGCCTCAACAAATAGTAGTTAAAGTACGAGAAGGAACCAATAATAGTACAGTATTAGCACAAGATACACTATCGTTGTTTGGTATTAAACCCGGTACTAATTCTATCTCCGGATTCTTAACTAATGAAGCAGCTGTAGTAGCAGCAGCTAATGACGGTACTGTAACTAGCTTTATAGGTACTGAAGGTACATTTAAAGTATACAATGGTACTACAGACGTTACTACTGCTAGTACTGCATTTAGCGTTGTAGGTACACCTACTGGTATTACTATAGCTATTAATAGTATTGGTGCATATAGTATTAGTGCATTATCTGTAGATAGTACTACAGCCACACTAAGAGCAGTATATAATAATGTAACTATTGATAAAGTTTATAGTATTTCAAAAAGTAAGACCGGAGCACAAGGAGCACAAGGACCTGAAGGAGTTAGAGGTAGTGTAAATAAATATTTAGATATAACACCCGGTACTACATGGAGTGACACTAGTGCAAATAATTATTTTACTACTACT